AATCTGGTCCCAGAACATTCTTGCTTGGAAGAGGAGAACACCAAAATGACAGGCATACAAACACTATTTCCGCGATCATCTTTTGTAGGATTCGATCATCTGTTTAATGAAATGGAACACACCGTTCGTCACGCAGCTGATCATTATCCACCCCATAATATTATTAGAGCATCTGAGCACGAGTATCTTATTGAACTCGCAGTTGCTGGTTTTTCAAAAGATGAATTATCAATCGAAGTTAAAGATAGAACTTTAATGATAACAGGAGAACATGTAAGCAAAGGAAGAGACTTTATTCATCGTGGTATTAGTACCAAGAAGTTTAAACGTACTTTTCGATTGTCTGAACACGTTCAAGTAAACGGAGCAGATATTCAAGATGGCATACTTGCTGTAGAACTGAAGTATGAAATCCCAGAAGAAATGCGTCCTCGTAAAATCAAAATTGGTCAAACGAGGAAAACAAATGACACAAGTAATATTAATAGCACACAACTACTCAACGAAAGCAATTGAGCTAATTATTGAATCACTATCTTCATTTTGGAAGCATCTAAAATTTAGAAATGGAGTTAGAGAAACACGTAATGAACTTAGATCATTAAATGATAAAGAATTACGTGATATTGGTATCACAAGAGGCGATATTGAAGCAATTGCACGAGGTGACTGGGAATTTGTTCGAAGAGCAAACTATCGTTATTCCGAACCAGCATCCAATCCTAATTTAAAAGGATGGAGCTAATGGCAACAAATATAGCATCTACTATATTTTCGCCATTGTCGGGATTTTGGTCTGCATTAGAACGCTTCAACTTGACAATGGGATATTCCAAGGCAGCGGCGGAACTCGCACGAATGGGATATTACGAGGAATCGAGAAAATGTATGATGGAAATACAAAAATTGCGTAGCTAACAAAAAGGGCAGAAATGCCCTTTTTAACTTTTTAACATAAAAGGAACACACACATGACACAGAAAAACCCTTTTGAAATTAGAGCTGAAATGCTTCAAATGGCTAAAGACTATATGGATCAACAATATAAAATGAATATTCAACTTGCGACTGACATGTATGACCAAGGCCTAAAAACTAGAGATGAATTGCAAGATGTGTACAAAATGTATTCAGTTGAAGATATGATGGAAAAAGCTAAAGAAATGTATTCTTTTGTCTCGAAGAAAGATTAAAGGTTTACATTACCTCTATATTATGTTATAATTACTCCAATGACGGAGGAATGTTTTGAATAATTTTTACACATCAGTTAATCGGTATGGTAATACTATTTTATATAGAGGCTATACTGAAAATGGTACTCGAATAGAAGATCGTATTAAATTCGGTCCAACACAATATTTGCCATCGAAAGAACCCACAAAATTTCGTTCTTTCGATGGTGGATATCTAAATGCTATTAAATTTCAAAAAATGAGTGAGTCGAAAGATTTTCTTGAAACTTATAAAGAAATGGAAGGTGTTAAAGTCTATGGCACTCGAAATTATATCCAACAATTTATTACAGATAAATTTCCAGATGATATAAATTTTAATCAAAATCATATTAACGTTGTTAATTTTGATATTGAAGTAGCATCTGATGATGGATTCCCAGTGCCAGAAGAAGCTGCATATCCTATTATCTCAATTGCTCTTAAATCTAGTAAATCTTCTATTTACGAAGTGTGGGGTTTAGGTGAATACGATACAAATAAAACAGAATTAGAAATGAATGGTGATCTAATCAAATATCATAAATTTGATACTGAAAAAGCTATGTTAGCTTCTTTTTTACACTATTGGGTAAACAATTATCCAGACGTTATTACAGGTTGGCATATTCGTTTCTTTGATATTCCTTATCTTGTAAATCGTATCAAAAATATTGGTACCGAAGAAGCAGCTAATAAACTTTCTCCATGGAAGCTAGTTAATGATAGACAAATAACTAAGATGGGTCGCACTCAATATAGTTATGAATTAGTTGGTATTCAAACCGCAGATTATATTGAACTATTTAAAAAGTTTGGTTATTCATATGGCGCTCAAGAATCTTATAAGCTTGACCATATTGCTTATACAGTCCTTAATGAAAAAAAATTATCTTATGAAGAACATGGTAATCTTCATAGTCTATATAAAGCTGACCATCAAAAGTTTATTGACTATAATATTAAAGATGTTCAACTTGTAGACCGTATTGATCAAAAGATGGGTCTTATTAATCTTGGATTAACTATGGCATATAAAGGTGGTGTTAATCTTGGTGATACAATGGGTACAACTTCAATATGGGAATCAATTATTTATCGAAGACTTCTTAAAAATAATGTAATATCACCAATTGAACAGATTAAACCATGTATGTATGCTGTGCATGGAGCCACTGAAACTTCAAAGAAAAACCCATCTGGTAATTTAGATCGTACCCGTGAACCACAAAAATCTCACGCAATTGCTGGAGGTTATGTTAAAGATCCACATGTTGGTTCACATGATTGGGTCGTATCGTTTGATTTAAATTCTCTATATCCAAATATTATTGTTCAATCTAATATATCTCCTGAAACTCTTGTAAAAGATAAATCATTTGGTGAATACACCCAAGGTGTTGATCACTATTTTATTGATGGCCAGGCTGCTTCTGATGAGTATTCTATATGTGCAAGTGGTGTTCCATTTAGTAAAAATAGGCAAGGTATTATTCCCGAATTAATTGTTGAATACTATGCTGAACGTAGTGTAATCAAACAAAAAATGCTTAAAGTAAAACAAGAGTATGAACAAACAAAAAATACAGCTCTTGAGTCAGAAATTAATCAGCTAGAAAATAATCAAATGGCTATTAAGATTCTACTTAATTCTTTGTATGGCGCAATGGCAAATAAGTATTTTAAATATTTTGATAATGCTCTTGCCGAAAGCGTAACTCTTACTGGTCAACTTTCAATAAAGTGGGCTGAAAGAGCTATTAATGTTGAAATGAATAAAATACTTAAAACTAAAGGAAAAGATTATGTTATTGCTATTGACACTGATTCAGTCTACATTAATTTTGGTCCTCTTATTGCTCAACTGGCGCCAAAGGACCCTGTTAAAGCATTGGACAAAATTTGTAAGACACACTTCGAACCCATGATTGCTAAGTCATATGATAAATTATTTAATAGATTAAATGCTTATACCCCTCGTATGGAAATGGGTAGAGAAGTTATAGCTGATCGTGGCATATGGACAGCAAAGAAAAGATATATTCTTAATGTTCATAATAATGAAGGTGTACAATACGCTGAACCAAAACTTAAAATCATGGGTATTGAAGCTATTAAATCAAGTACTCCCGAAGTAGTTCGTGATAAATTTAAAGAAGCTTTTAAAATAATCGTTACTGGATCTGAACTTGCAACTCGTAAATTCATAGATAACTTTAGACAAGAATTTAAATCATTACCTCCTGAAAAAGTATCGTTTCCTAGAGGTGTTTCAGAAGTATCCAAATGGCAAGATAGAAATTTAATTTATAAAAAGGGTACACCAATTCATGTTCGTGGTTCTCTTTTATATAATCATGAAATTAAAGACAAAGCTCTTAATAAGAAATATGATATGATACAAAATGGTGAAAAGATTAAATTTACTTATCTTAAGATGCCTAATCCTATTAAAGAAAATGTTATATCCTTTCCTGAATACTTACCACCTGAGCTTAATCTTCATAAATATATAAACTATGACGTACAATTTGATAAAACTTTTATTGAACCGCTTACACCAATTCTTGATGCTGTTGGCTGGTCAGTTGAAGATAGAGCAACATTAGAGGATTTTTTTGGATGACAAATATTAATATTACAACAAATCCAACAGGCCGAAGCCCAGAAAATAAATACTTTTTTGGAGAAAAAACAAAGTGTTTAGATAAGAGTCGACCAAAGTATTATAAAGTTGGAAAGATGGAAGACTTTCTTCAATTTGCAGATTTGATGATGCCCAGGCTAATATCTCAATCGATTTATAAGAAACCACTATATCTTGAAACATGTAATATTAGATTTAAAATAAATACTAATGATGAAAGACATGAGCAATTTGTTAAAAATATGTTTGATGTATTGCCTAATGGATTTGATCCTGAAGTTTATCCACATAGCGCACATGATTCTGATTGGACGATTTGGCATAACACAGAATTGAAGGTTGATGAACCAAAAATCTATGTAAATCTTGATACTAAAACTATGTTAATTGCTGGGACGACATTTCTAGGTGAAATCAAAAAAGGTATATTTGGTATAGTTAGTTTTGAACTACCAAGATATGATATTTTACCAATGCATTGTAGTGCCTTTACATATAATGATACAACTAATTTAATGTTTGGATTAAGTGGCACAGGTAAAACTACTCTTAGTAGCGATCCGGATTATAGATTAATTAGTGATGACGAAGTATCTTGGAATCATGATGGAATTGAAATGATAGAAACTGGTTGTTATGCAAAAAGTGAAGGGTTAACACCAGAGACACATAAGACTATATTTGATGCAGTAGAAAAAGCAAGATCAGAAGATTGCTTAGTTGTAGAAAATCCAGGTGTACCAAACGCAAGATTAAGTTATCCTATCACTTGTGTTGAAAACGCGTATCATGAACCCCAACAATTTAATCATCCAACTAATATCTTTTTTCTTACTATGGATGCAAAAGGCGTGTTTCCTCCGGTATCTAAAATTTCTGGTGAGACTGTACGACGTTTCTTTGAAACTGGATACAC